TAACCAATGCCTGTAAGTTGAGTCTTGTCAGTTTTGTAGATTTCGTAACGCCACAATCCACTCGCTATGGCACTGCCAGCATTAAGGTATGAACCAATAATTGCATTACGAGCACGAATACCAGCGGCATCAGCTAGCTTCCTTTGCTGTGATGCACGAATCAATCCTGTAGATTCAGCCATTTCAGCATCAGAATAAGCTATTTCTTTTTGCCTTTCTTTAAATGCTCTAAGTGACCTGTCATTTGGATCTCGCCCCATAAATGCTGCAAATGCCCTGTTTGACGCTTGATCCGAATCAAACTGACGGATTCTTTGTGCAGCAGTAGCAGCCGCTTCTACTTTAGTTTGCTTTGATGCAAACAATTGTTGTTGTTGTTCAAATCTAGCTGCATTACGAGCTTGTTGACCTTGTTGTATTGCGGAAATAACAGTGATTGCAGTACCAATAGCTTGTAGTGCAAATATACTCATTAGAAAGCAACCTCTGCTATGATTCCATTAATCTGTAATGACATTGGCGCTGTTTGCGTTAGTTTTACTGTAGGATCTTTATCATAACCCAAAAGACGAAACTCTCGTTTACCCGTAACTGGTGGGCGTACTGTACTAAAATCATCAGTAACTGTTCTTATCACCAGCTTCTTTTGATTCACTGATACAGACAAAGTATCAAGCAAATCAAGAACAACCCGATTTATTGAACGCGGTTCACCAGTGAGAGGGCCGCCTGTAATCTGTGCATCAATTGGAAGTGTTTCTGCTTCAACATTGAACCCAAGTCCTATTTCAGCAGATGAAATAGATTGAACAGCAGAAACATCCACATTGCCACTAGCAACTGTAAACTCGCCTAGATAGTCATTACCGCTTACAACCTTCACTGATTTGCCATTTGCAAAGTGACTAGAAACATTGAAGACACCGTTAGATCCACTAAACGTATTAGAAAAATCCATGTTCAGCGTTGAGTCAAACTCCATCAATATGTGCTTGCTTGTGCCTGCACCAAGGTCATAAGTTCCAACACAAAAGACCCGATCATCCACTGTGCATATAGAATGAAACTTCCCCGGCGTTGTCCATTGAGTCCACCCGGCTCTTGCCTCTGCACGATTTGATGTAAAGACAGCAATTGTGCCATCGTCACAAAGCACAAAAGCGTAAGATTCAGGTCGATTAATTGCACCGCGCAAGATACTCATTTGCACAGGATTCACAATCAAATGCGGCGAAAGAACCGATATCCCTGTTGAAACATAAGCAGCTTCTTGGTCAGAGAAGATATATTCTCTAACAACAGATCCTGTCTTCTGAACATATATTGTTGCGCCGTCAAAAGAATCTGGCTTTACAAAGTTTGCTCCATAAGATGTTTGGCGACGTACTTGTGCATTTGTAGGCGTAATTGGTTTTTCAGAAAATGACGGAATAAACATTTCTGATGTACTGGTAAATATTTGAAGATCACGATTAGACACAAGATGTCGTATAGTATTGATTTCGCCAATAGATGCAGTGATATCTAATGCATCATCATCTTCAGCATCTCCAACATCGAAATTAAAATAGTCAGCAGACTTACTTGCCCAAATGCCATCAGGTTGCGCCAATGAGCCACCAAGCCAAAGTCTGTTTTCATGAAATGTAACAGCACCGGGGAAGCCGCGAAGAGTACTATATGATTGCTCACTCCACGTTGTTGTTGGGGCATGAGTTATAATCTTAGGTGAGCCACCACCAATTGTAGAAGATGTTGCTGTACCACCTGTAGCTACAACAAAGACATTTTCATTTAAGACACTGGCAACAGTGCGCGTTCCATTTATGTTTGCCGCTGTAAGGCCACCGACACCACCAGCTTCTGAGATCTGAATAGAGTCATTAACAGATAGTCCATGCTGGGCAAATGTAATTTGAATATTGGCACTACCGTCAATTGTCTCTATCGCATCAAGATCTAACTTTACAAACAAGGTGTTCTGAATATCACCTGTTGCAACCGTAGACGACTGCACTGTCTTAATTTCAATTTCTTGACCATGATACCTAATTACGGTTCCAAGATGCTTTGAGTTTGGAAACACACCGCCAGATTGAGATCCTGTTGTGTCCCAATATGCAGAGCTTGTTGTCAGTGTAACTCCATTGCCCGTTGAGGCTGATGGATCAAGGGTAACTCCAACATTTTGGAATGAATAGTATGGCTGATTAATGTTGTATCCATCAGCACTTGTATCAAAGTCCATAACCTCAACCTGAAAGGTTGTAAGACTTGTCCTTACAAGTTTTCGGACCATAAAGGTTTGATGGGCAATAAACATTACATCGCCAGTTTGTGCATATGTTAGTTCAGGCAAAATAGCATTTGAAAACGGTATTGCATTAGAGTTTGTGTCTTGTGTCAGAGTTTGAATAAGTGATACAGCACCAGTTGTAGGGTTAATTTGGAATACGCGAATCTTCGCGCTTTCCAAACTTACAATGTATCTTTCATCATCTGAGAAGATAAATGGCACCAGACGTATTTGCTGGGTAGCGGAGGAGTCTACCGTAGTATCAAATTCAAAAATACGTTTGGTGCCAAATCGTTTGAGCAAACCACCCTCATTACGCAGAAAGAAGTTCTCTATCTTCTTTGCTGAGTTGTTATAGAGTGGCGTGTCAGTTCTTGATACTAATGATGGGCTGATCTCGCCATATTGAAAGTTACTTATAGGAACTCTTATTCTTGGCATCAGCTTCGCCTATCAGTAATAAACCTCGACGTTGAGAGCTTGCGGTTAGTCTGCTGTTGTGAGTCTAGGCTACGGGCTTTTGCCATAGCATCTTTTGCAGATTGACTCATAAGATTCGCAAGACCTGAATCTCTAGCTATTGATGTTGCAAACAAACTGGCAAGTGCATACTCAACAGCAAGCGTAAAGTATGACGGCCATGTCTCTTCATTTGCCCTAAATGAAAAGTCTGCAATCAACTCATCATTTACAGATGTGTTTGCAAAAACCTTACTGCCATAGATCTGATACTGGATTGGATTATCATTTACAGTGATTGCATGTATCATCAACGCATCTTCTGGTTGTTGATATGCAAAATCAAATCTACCAGTTGGCTCATCTGTAAGCCTATTAAGTACGGCTTGGTTCGTAGCAAAACGCCATCTTGTATTCACAAGAGACGCCCTAGCAACATCCTCATACATGTTAACCGCAACAAGAGCTTCTGTCGTACCATCATCAAACGATGTAATAGGCTCTGCGCCTATAAGAATTAATGCCCTTGCAGAAATATCAACTGCTGAATTTGCTGCTGTGCTGCTTACCGCCATGTGAGTTGAGGGGGCCGAAGCCCCCTCTCCCTATTAGTCGCTGTCGCTGACAGTCAATGCCGTGCCATCGGCAATATCAACAACGGAACCTGTGTTAGACAGGACAACAGAAATACCCATTGTCGGTGCATCGCTATCATACACAAAGATAACATCACCAACATTTAGCATTCCTGCTGCATCGTTGAAATATCCCGATACACGAACAGCAGTCAAAGCGTCAGTAGAGTCATAGAACCAAAGGCTATGACCGCCACCGCCTGCCATGCGAGTAAGACCAGATGCTGTATAAGCCATTTTCCTTACTCCCCTTAGTTGTTATCCAGAACTTCGTACACACCGTTAGCATCAATAACGGTTGCACCCATAGACATCATGGATGTCGCGAGGTGCGATACTTTTTCTGGAATGTAGTTAAGTTCAGTAGTGACGTCAGAGTTGACACCAAGACCAACGGCGGACGTATGGTACGCCATGTTCTTACCGGCTGTGATTGCAGACGTAGAGAAGATCTTGAAGCCAAGGAACTCCTTCATGGTCATACCACCAGCATACGGTAGGTTCTGCTCACCAACAAAGTCAGACGATGCAAACTCGTTGATAAGGAACAGATCTGCGTATCCTTTCGGATGCATTGCCAGATAACGATTACCGTCTTCTGGAATGTTAGCAGTTCCAAAAGTCTCAAACAGAGACAGCAGATCAGCTTTTTCTACAGCAGAACTCGTGTCATGGATTTGCGTGGAGTTAGCTCCTGCATCCATTGCTGTATAGAGAAGATCATCAGTCTTACGACCAAGAGCAGCAGCAGCCGACATAGCCACAGCTTGACGCTCATTAATATTGATCTTCAGTTCATCCAGCTTGTCGATATACTCAGCAGCGTAGAAGTCTTCCATAGTCGCTTCTACTTGAGTATGCACAAGTTCCATAGGGGTAACATTACCGTTGCGGGATTTAGTAGAAGCAACGCCAGTACCGATTTTTTGGAAACGAACAGTCGAGCCAGTCACATTGTTTGCCATGCGTACTGTGTTCCGTGGTTTAGAACCCCTACGCTGCTGCGCCATCTCTACCTCAGACTCAAACTGCTTAATGAATGCGACATCAATTGTGCTCGCCATTTTACAGTCCTCAAAGGTTGTTTACACACTCGTTGGTTATCTGTTTGGCATCCTCAATGCGATTATCCTTACGGGTCGCTCAGTGCATTACAGGCCGACTTAATTCACCAATACCATCATTTTGATTTGAAACGCAATGCTCAAATCTTATGAACTGATGACCATGTATGTCATAGAAGTAATCTTCTATTACAAAGCCACACCATGTTAACCACATTATTGTTCCGTCATGGTCGTATGGGACAAAGTTTTCTACCTTACGATACCCCCTAGACAGAAACTCAATAGTTGGTTTGCAGCCCCTTAGAAAAGGTCTCCAGTGGTTTGTAATGTCATCTGTTCCAAGCAACCATATTCTGCCAAGATTTTTATCAATAGGAACGGTGCCACACATGCCAATAGGGTGTGTGTCATCAAGGCATAGCGTATATGTCTTTGCGCCTTTTGTTGTCAGGGACTCAACCAGAGCTTCCAGAGGTGATCGTTTTACTATCCAGCATTCCCGTATGTCATTACGGCGCATGTTTTCTGCAACTTGATAGCAATGTTCAGGCAGGCTTCCCACTAGAGAAAGCCTGCCAAACCTAAGAAATGGATCACCCATTTCCAAAGATCCGCTTAAAGCCATCATCAACCTCTTTCACAAAGGTTGGATCTCTTCGTGCTGGATCATGGTATCTTGGGTCAAGCATCATTTGTCTTAGATCTGCTTCTGTTACAAACGCTTGAGTCCCAATATTGTCTGTTGGCCCACTTTGTTTTAGCGCATCCATCATATGTTCAAGTGCAACAACTCCATCTGCGGTTTCACACATTCTTTCAATGGCTGGCAAGACATCTTCAGGAAAGAACTGATTGGCAAACAAACTTACTGCTTCAGTCCTTGCAGATGCGTTATCCCCTAGTCGAGCAAGTTCTTCATCATAATCTGGAACATCTTGAGCAATATAGTCCACAAAAAGATCTACACCTTCTGCAAACTCATCTTGGCTGTACCCATTTTCCCAAGCTGTTTGTGCCCACCACTGAAGCAAGGTATTGTCACTTGCAAGCTCATCATCAATGCTGTCAGGAAGCACATAGTCACCAACAGTCTCTGGCCTGTTAGCATATGCCTGTGACTCCATTTCTTCAATGAACTTCTCTCTGAACGTATCTTCTTTTGCACCAATCTTGCTCTCAAGGTTTGAGTATGACTCAACCATGTCCTCAAGAGACTTGAACTTTTCAGGCAAAGCAGCAAGCGGATTAGGCTCTGCCTCTGGCTCAAGCATTGGGTTTCCGCCTTCGGTTACAATTTCAGATTCCTGTGCTTCAACTTCATTCATTTGATTTCGCCTTTTGTCCGTGTCGAATGCGTGACTCTATAAGACCAACAATATATCGCTGGCCTTCCATATGGCGTAGCTCCGCATCAGATACTGCTGCGCCATGTACTGCTTCAATTGTTATGGAACGTAGATACTTCAACACATCTTTTCCTAGTTCATCTTTGAACAGGGCCGCTATGTTGATACTTATCTGTTTGTCATCGTCAAATTTTCGATGATAGCCGTCAAGACTGAGGTATTTGCTCTCCGCCAACCATTCCTCCTTGAGTTTGTGCATACTGTTGTGCCAAGGCTACAAGCTGTCTGCGTTCCTCAAGGTCGCGGATCAATGAA